CTGTTCGGAGATTGGTTTACGGATGCGCCACTTCCAATTGGTGATAAAGAAGCACAGCAGCTTATACAGGGTATTTGGGGTTATGAGATTGCTGAGTTGGATGCCTTTAATAAGGCAGAAGAGACTGCACTGAAGGCTTTTTTCTCAATTCAGGTAGATCGTTTTCGGCCTTCCTATGGGCGTGTGGCTGCACCTCATCCACGGCAAACGGTGTTTTGGGGCACGACTAATCAAGATGCTTATTTGAAGGATTACACGGGCAACCGGCGCTACTGGCCGGTGTATTGCGTGAACGTGAATAAGAAGTGGGTGCAGAAGCATAGAGACCAGTTATGGGCGGAAGCTTTGTCTTTGTACAAGGATGGCTTCCAGTGGTGGGTAGACCAGGACAACCCTGAACGCTCTGCTGAGTGGGAGGTGGTGACTGACACTCAGAACATGCGTCTGCGTGGCGATGTGTGGGAAGAGAGTGTTAGGCGCTATCTGGACTCTGTAACGGCTGATCACATTGATTTGGGTGATGTGGCGACTGGCGCTTTAAAGATGGATATAGGCGCTGTGGGGACGGTTCAGCAAAATCGAATCATTGCTATTCTCAAGTCGATGGGCTGGAAGAGTAAAAGGGTGGACTTGCCCCGTGAGCCAGGTCAGCCACGCAAACAAAAACGGGCCTGGGTGCGGGTGGATATTGAGAAACGCATGAAGGAGATGCCTCTATGAAGCGTTTTTCAGGGCGATTTGTGACACCTGTGACACCACTGCCTGTGAGGGTGTCACGCCGCCAGCCCTTACGTGGCGCGGCTTGTGACACTGTGACGGCTGTGACACCACTTCCCGTATATGCACACATGCGTACGCGCACGCGCCTGCGCGTACCTACTGCTGTCACAGGTGTCACAAGGGTAACAACAGTTATAGATCAGGGGCTTAGCTTGTGACGGCCATGAGGAAGGTGGTGTCACAGGTGTCACAGCTCAATTTTGATCGGGTTGGGGTTCATGAGGTTATTTCGCCTGAGGGTTTTGAGATCCACGCTGTTCATGTGGGTGATGGCGAGTGGTGTTATCAGGCGTGGGGGCCACGTTGGTCTGTGACTGAGAAGGGCGGCAAGTTTTTCATTGGTCGGTTTCAGTATCAGGACTTTGGTCGGTATGTGGTGGATGGTGATTTGATGAGTACCTATCGTGACAGGGATGGTATGGCGCGTTTGGTTATTGGCTATTTCTATTCACGGGATTACAGCAGTGATGCCTTTGAGGCATTGGCAGCAGCTAAGCAGGCTTGTGTGGATATTTACAATCAAGGGGTAGGGAATGTTTAAGCATGATGAGTTGTTTGATTTGTCTGATCTGGAGTATGCAAAGAAACTGATGGCTTGGTGGGGCTTGTGGTTGGATCAGTCGGGTGACTTCTCTGGCTTGGGTAGCAGTGGTGTCTCTGGCGCTTATAGTCATACCGGCGCTGGGCATGTTGGTTTTGCGCCTGTGTCTGCACGTGACCCTTATGCTGAGCGTGTGCATACCCTGATGGATGACATGAAGGTGATGGATGATTTGACTGCTCAGTATCTGGCGCTGGTGTTTACCTATGACAAGAAGCTGACTGTGCAGGAATCATGTAAAGAGTTGGGCGATGTTAAGGAAAGACAATTCAAAACATATAAACGTGAGGGGTTGATCTATATGGCTGGCCGATTGGGCGCAACCAGAGTGCAGCGGTTGGCGTCCTGAAAAAGACGTTGCAAAAAACTGTTGACAGGTGCGCACCCTATACTGTAAAAATGCTTTAACGTTTTAGAAATCCCTCAGAAGCCCGGCCAATTGGTCGGGCTTTTGCGTTCAGGGGTAATGATCAACACCTGCTTTAGGTAGTCCGGGAGCGGGTTTTTTTATGTGTGAGAATTATGTCCTCTGATGATTACAACGATGGTAAGCGCGATGCTGATATCAACACGTTGAAAGAAAATGTCAGAGATTTGTGGATAGAGGTAAAGCAGGTTCGCGGCTGGCATAACAGGGCTATTGGTTATGTTGGTGCAATCGCTACCGTTCTGACCCTGCTGGTTCAGTGGGGCCTAAAGCAGTTGGGCGCATGATGACGGGGTGGCTTTTACTGGTTTTTGTGGTGGTGTTGTACATCGCCATGCTCAGTGATAAGAACTATCCACGCTAGCTATGGCTGTTAAGGCACCATCTGTTTGCAGCTATCCTGGTTGCGGCAAGGTGAGTCAAAACAGTCGCTGTGCTAAGCATCAAGTAGTTCGTAAGCAGGATCAACGTAAAGCTCACCAGGCATACAATGCTAATCGGCCTGAGTCTGACAAGTTCTATGGCACAGCTAAGTGGCGTAAGTGTCGTGATGCTTTCATTGCTGAGCATCCATTGTGTTGTGACTGTGAGGAACGTGGTTTGATTGTTCCTGCTGATCTGGTTGACCACATAATTCCCTACAAAGAGCGCCCAGACCTCGGTTTGGATTGGGATAACCTGCGCTCACTCTGTACAGCAAGCCACAATCGAATTGGTGCCAAGGTAAGGGGAGGGGGTAGTCAAAACTTCCCCCCATAAATCTTCACGAACGTATGGCTAGTCGCGCTTTCGCGGCAGGCAAATTAAATAGAAAAAACCCACTAGAAGCCTTTCATATGGCTGGAAGGGCTTATACCGCAACTCAAGCTGCGCTGTAGGCAATGATTAGGTGAGACCATGAGCAAGACAGGCCCTAAGACAGACTTAACGAATGTGGAGGCTCTACCTCTGCATGATGAGCCTCAGGCAGCTCATGTTGCCAAGTCCGATGCTTTACGCCCTGATGATCTTTGCCCCCAGTCGCGGGGATATTGGGATCGCTTGGGGCCGCATCTCGTGATGGCGGGCAGGTTGCGCCCTCTGTTTGTAGATGCTTTTTCGGAATATTGCCGCATTAGTACCCGCCTCGTTAACGCACGCAAGATTCTTGATGAGGGTGAGTGGACGTATGTTGTAAAGGGTCGCAATGGTGAGCAGCGAAAGTCTCACCCATCGGTTGCACAGTTGAACGATGACTGGCGCAAATGGAAATCACTCACGGGTGATTTTGGTTTGACGCCATATGCTGAACGTACCTTAAAGGGTGAATCTCAAGGTGATCTGTTTGATGGTTTTGAAGATCTTTAATGAATCAGCGGCAAGAGGCGCGTGCCAATGCTGGCTTAAATAAGGCACGGCAGTATTCAGCGGATATTCTTAGTGGAAAAATTAAAAGCTGTAAGTGGGTCAAGCTTGCGGTTAAGCGAAACGAGCGAGATTTAAAAGAAGCCCACAATCGAGGATTTGTTTTTGACAAAAAGAAAGCTGGCAGAGCCTTGGCTTTGTTTGGTTATCTGCGGCATTCAAAGGGTGATTTAGAAGGGCAAATTGTTGAACTTGAGCCTTGGCAGTGCTGGGGCTTGTCTGTTGTTTTCGGATGGGTAAAGGAAGCAACTGGAAAGCGTCGCTTTCGTACTATTTACGAAGAGGTAGCGCGAAAAAACGGTAAGACCACAAAGCTGGCTGGTATCGGCATTAAGGCTCTCTTGAAAGATGATGAGGGTGGCCCTGAGATATATTGCGCAGCAACAAAGCGCGACCAGGCACGGATCATGTTTGATGAGGCCAGCGCTATGATTCAACGTTCAGCGCCATTACGTAAGCGCCTGGATGTTCAGCAGCATAGAGTGGTTGCACGTGTGGGGCGCGGAAAGATTGAGCCATTATCATCTGATGGCAACAGCCTTGACGGTCTTAATCCGCACGCGGCATTAGTTGACGAGCTGCACGCCCACAAGACAAGTGAAGTCTGGGACGTATTGAAGTCAGCACTTGGGTCACGCTCTCAGCCATTGTTGTGGGCCATTACAACGGCTGGATTTAATCAGAACGGGATCTGCTACGAAGTACGAGATTACGCCTGCAAGGTGCTTGACGGCACCCATGAGGATGATTCGTTCTTTGCGGTCATTTACACATTAGATGATGGCGACGACCACTTTGATGAGTCATGTTGGATAAAGGCAAATCCCAACCTGGGTGTGTCGGTTGATTTGGACGCCTTGCGTGCTGAAGCAAGACAGGCAAAGGTATTGCCAAGGGCGTTGGTCAACTACCTAACCAAGCATATGAACATCTGGGTTTCAGGTGAAACCGTTTGGTGCAACGTCCAAAAATGGAAATCATGCGGCAACAAATACAGCCTTAAAGGTTTTATACAGTGGTGTAAAAAGCATAACGCTGAAGTTTATGGCGGGCTTGATCTGGCCAGCATATCGGACATAGGTAGTCTAGGCCTGATAGCTGTAGCCCCAGATGGCTGCTGGACAACCTGGTCAAAAAACTATCTGCCCGAAGACACTGTTAACAACAATATTCAAAAGTCTCATGTGCCATACAAAGCATGGGAGCGTGCAGAGTGGTTAACACTAACACCCGGTTCAGTCTGTGATTACGATTACATAAAGGCTGACATTTTTGAGCTGTGTGAACAACTTGATATTTATCAAATCAACTTTGACCGTTGGAACAGTTCACAGCTAGTGAATGACCTTCTCAAGGAAGGTATCCCAATGGTCGGGTTTGGTCAGGGCTTTGTTTCAATGAACGCCCCAATGAAAGAGTTGGAGCGCCGTTATTTAACCAGTGAAATCAGGCACCCGAATGATCCGGTGTTGAACTGGTCAATGAGCAACGTGGTTGCCCTGCAAGATCCTGCTGGCAACGTAAAGCCAGCAAAAGACAAAAGCAAAGAAAAGATAGATCCATCTGTAGCCTTAATCATGGCAGCAGGTGCCGCAATGGGCGGCGAAGAGCAAGAAGAATCGGTTTATGCGAGCGGTGAACTATAAATATGTTTTGGAATAAAACAAAAAGCATGGCTCGTCAAACAGGTGGCTCTGGTTCGTCCGGCGGCTTTCTTGATAGCTTTATCTCGTTTTTTACAATGCCAAAGTCCGGCGTCCGTGTGAATGAGCAAGTAGCCATGACCTACTCAGCGGTCTGGGCATGCGTGCGCATCATCAGTGAAGGCGTGGCCATTCTGCCTTGGCATGTGCAGGCCAATGAAGGTGACAAGCGTATTATCAAGCGTGATCACCCGGTAGATTATCTGCTGCACAAACAGCCTAATCTGGAAACGTCATCATTCATTTTTCGGGAAACCATCACAGCACACGCACTGGTGCATGGCAACGGTTATGCAGAGATAGAACGCACCCGATCAGGCGACCCCGTTGCCCTATGGATCATCACTCCCGACCGGGTAACGCCCAAGCGAGATTCGCAAGGCCGCCTCTATTACGAGATACGCAATGAAGATGGTAGTACCACCGATCTACCTGCCGAGGATATGTTTCACCTTAAAGGTTTGTCCTATGATGGCCTGGTGGGTTATGGCGTGATCAAGCTTGCACAAGAAACCGTTTCTATGGGTTTAGCAGCTGAAGGCTTTGGCGCATCTTTTTTTGGTAATGGTGCGGTTCTGAGTGGTGTGATCACTAAGCCAGCAGGGTCTGGCAAGATGGAAAAGCTTTCGATTTCAAATCTGCTAAAGACTTTTAGAAAAAAACACGTAGGCGCTGGCAAGAATCACAAGGTTGAATTTCTTGACAATGGCATGGAATACAAACAAATCGGTGTTCCACCTGAGCAAGCGCAATTCCTTGAATCACGCCGTTTTCAGGTGTTAGAGATATGCCGCTGGTTTGGGGTTAAACCCCACAAGGTTGCAGAGCTAGAGCGTTCCACCAATAACAACATTGAGCACCAGGCCATTGAGCATGTGACTGACACATTAGCCCCATGGGTTCGTCGCTGGGAACAAGAGGCAGACGTAAAGCTGTTTAAGCGTTCTGAGCGCAGCCAGTACGATGCCAAGATGAACATGAAAGCCTTGCTGCGCGGGGATATAAAAACCCGTGGTGAATTCTACAAGATCATGACCAGCATCGGTGCCTACAGTATCAATAACGTGCTACGCCTTGAAGATGAAAACCCAATAGGCCCAGAGGGTGATCTGCGTCTGGTGCCAATGAATATGGTCTCCATCACTCAGGCCTACAGAGAAGGCAAAACCGGCATCGCTAAAACCAGAAGCACAGACAGTGTGCATGGTGTTTTTCTTGATGTGGCAGAGCGCATGCACCGCAAAGAAGCCAAGGCCGTTACCAGGGCCGCCCAGAAATTTGAAGGTGACTGTGAATCATTCTTTTGCTGGTGTGGTGATTTTTATGATACGCAAGCTGCCCAGATGGAAGATGCCTTCAGGCCCGCAGAGAAGTCTTTGAATATGTTGGCGCTTGGCTCTGCTGATACAACAGGAATGGAGTCGGTGCTAAAAGGTTTCTCAAGAAACCACGCAGCGGCCAATTGTGACCTTATTAAAATGGCGTTCAATCAAAGTGGTGTTGATGAGGCTTTGAGAGATATTGAATCTCGAATTCCTGAAGTCATTAACGGTTTGATGCAAAACATTATTTCTAACGTAAAGGGGTTTGAAAATGTTGCTGCCGCTTAGTTCAGTGTGGGCCATCGAGCCTATGGCGTTTCAGGCGCTTTTACAGCAGATTCAAGCGGTCATGCCGCGCATTGACGTTTCAGCAGGATTCACTGAGGACGCTGAGCGCTCAGGTTTGCCAATAACAAAAACGGGATCAATAGCACTAATCAGTCTCAAAGGCCCAATGGTTAAAGAGGCGAACTGGTTGACTAGTTATTTTGGTATGGCATCAACACGCGCCACACAGTTGGCAGTTCGGGCAGCGGTTGCTGATGAGGACGTTGAAACCATTATTGTGCATGCAGGCACCCCTGGTGGGTCGGTCGATGGCTTGGCTGAGCTAGGTGATGAAATTGCTGAAGCGGTCAAGGTAAAGCCGGTTATTGCTCAGGTCGATGGCATGGTTGCTTCAGCGGGTTTTTACGCAATCAGCCAGGCAACAGAAATCAGAGCAGGCAGAATGGATCTGATCGGCTCCATTGGCACCCGCATGATGTTTTATGACTACTCAAAAGCCTTTGAGATAGCAGGCATCAAGGCAGTGCCAATTGATACAGGTGAATTCAAGTCTGCTGGTGTTATGGGTGCTGAGATCACAGAGGGTCAGCGCAAAGAATTTCAGCGCATCGTAGATGGCTACTTTGACGACTTCAAAGCAATGGTCATCAACGGGCGTGGCATCGCAACCAACCAGCTGGATGAGTATGCGGATGGCCGCATGTTTTTTGCGCAAGAATCAGTTGCGATGGGTTTGATTGACAAAATCAGTACCCTGGAAAACACCATCTATGAGTTACGTCAAAGTGCCAAGCCTAGAGGCAGAAGCTCACAAGCGGCCAGAGCCTTGGTAACACACCAGTCTACCCAGTGCGGATAACGCACCACTAAATAATTCTTTTTTTAAAGCCCATTATGAGCGCCGAGTCGCTCAGGGTTGTTTGTGCCTAACCCATAGATAACCGGCTGCCGAGTCAGCGCAAATCTATTCAAATTAATGACAGGAGATACAAAATGAATTTGGAACAGCTACGTGCTCGACTAAAACAAATCAACATCGATATGACAGCGATTGTTGATGATGCTGACGCCAACAACAGTGGTGAATTGACGGCTGAACAGCAAGCGCAATTCGATTCCCTAAAGGCTGAGTTTGGCAAGGTTAAGGGCCAGGTTGACCGCAAAGAGTCTTTGCAAGACCAATCCGGTGATCTTTCACAATCAACGGGCCGCACCACGACTGCTGCTGAGCCGTTGGCACCAGCTGCCTCAGCCCGATATGAGCTTGAGGAGCAGGTCGACCCTCAGAGCGGTTTTTCTGATATGGCTGAGTTTGGTCAAACAGTTATGCAGGCCTGTATGCCAGGTAGTGACATAGATGACCGTTTACGTGTAATGGGTGCGCCAACCGGCTTTCAACGTGAGGGTGGTGGCACCGAAGGTTTTGAAGTTCCGCCTCAATATCGTAACGAGATATGGAAGATGGTCTTTGAAGAAGATACTGGTCTGTTGTCCATGGTTGATTCTGAGCCAACTGCCTCCAATCAGGTGGCCATGCTTAAGGATGAAACCACGCCTTGGGGTTCGACTGGAATCATTTCTCGCTGGGCAGCTGAAGGCGCAAAGATGGAGCCATCTAAGTTGGAAGATGCGGAATTCATGCTCAAACTGCATAAGTTGTATGCGTTTGTTTTGGCTACTGAGGAGTTGCTTGAAGATGCGCCGCGCTTGCACAGTCGGCTGATGAATGGTGCGTCTGAGGCAATCCGCTGGAAGATTGTTGAATCTATCTTTGAAGGCACGGGTGTTGGCCAGCCAAAAGGTTTTATGAATTCAAAGGCCAAGATTGCTGTCGCCAAGGAAGCAGGCCAGACTGCAAAAACAATTGTTGCAAGCAATGTTATCAAGATGTTCTCACGCTTATTGTCGGCTGGTGCGTCGCGTGCAGTTTGGTACGCTAACAGCGATATTCTTGAGCAGCTAGCTGTTATGACTGTTGGTGACAAGTTGATTTGGACTCCGCCTTCTAGCGGTTTCCAGAACGCACCTGGAGGGTTTCTATTTGGTCGTCCCATTCAGTTCACTGAGCAAGCTCAAACAGTCGGCACTGAGGGTGACCTGTCATTGGTCGACCCTAAGGGCTACTACCTGCCACAGAAAGCTGGTGGTGTTAAGTTCGACTCATCCATTCACTTGTATTTTGATTATGACATTCAGGCGTTCAAGTGGACGTTCCGTGTCGGTGGACACCCATTCTTGAGTAAGCCTGTTTCACCAAAGCACGGCACTAACACCAAATCACACTTTGTGACCCTGGCAACTCGCGCTTAATAGCTTGCGGGGCTGATAAGACAGGAGGGTAGGCCCTCCTGTCTTTCTTGGTATTTCATCTTTAAATAACGAGGTAACAAAACAATGGATAACGCAAATCTTTTGCCTAGCCATAAAACGGCCATTCTGGGTGTAGTGAATGCCGATAATTATGCCGTGGGCACAGTAACTACTGCCTGGGTTGATATGTCACTGGTGTATGGCGCTATGGGCATTTTGAATGTTGGCGACATCGCAGCAACAGGCACAGTTGATGCCAAGCTGGAGCAAGCAACAGACGCTGCAGGCACAGGCGCTAAAGACATTACTGGCAAGGCTATTGCTCAGTTGACCCAGGCAGGTGGTGATAGCAACAAGCAGGCGTTAATTAATCTGCGCCAGGAAGAGCTTGATACAAACAACAGCTTTACTCATGCGCGTTTAAGTATCTCGGTAGGTGCTGCGGCGGCTGATCTTAGTGGTTTAGTAACTGGCCATAGCCCAATTAATGGCCCTGCAGATCAGCATAATGCAGCCACTGTTGCAGAGGTCATTGAATAATGGCCATCGCCACTGCCATTGCAGCGGCTCAGGGTATCGCCCGGTTTGTGCCGGGCGTTATCCGCTTTTTCAAAGGTGATGATGCCGCCAACGTTGCCCAGCAAGTGGTAGACGCTGGCATGAAGCTGACCGGCGCAAAAGATCCAGCAGAGGCCGAAACAAAGTTAGAGGCCGATCCTGCGTTGCAGATCCAACTGCAACAGATCATGCAGCCAATCATCATTGCCCAGTTAGAGGCAGAGACAGCCCAGCTGCAGCTGGTTAACGCAACCATGCAAGCTGAATATGCGAGTGATGACAAGTTTGTAAAGTGCTGGCGACCATTCTTTGGCTACATCATCGCTGTTACCTGGTTCTGTCAGATGCTTGCATTGTGTGCGGTCATCATCATGCACCCAGACAAGGCACCAGCAGTCATTACAGCAATGGCAGGCCTGTCATTCATGTGGGGTATTGCCCTGTCTGTGTTAGGCGTTTCTGTTCACAAGCGTAGTCAAGACAAACAAGTTGCCGCTGGTCAAACACCAGTCGGGACGATGGCATCACTTAAATCACTAGCCGCCCGTTTACGTGGCAACAAGGAGCAAGCACCATGAGTTCAAAAACAAACCATTCAGAAAATAAAACCCTTGATTGCCTTTATCGTGGTCAGTCAATCACGGTTGACGGTCAAACACTCAGTTGGACTGCAGCCCCGAACTGGCATATCGGCTTAGGTGTGGCTGACCACTTTCATGCTGTCAGTTTGGTCGTGGCATTAGATGATACTGTGTTTGTAGAAACAGATGCCCTTGGTTGGAAACTCTACAAAGTCACCACGCCAGGCACGCTGGCAGGTGCTAAGCCCAGCTACCCAGGTGCCAACAATGAAGCCATCGTTGATGGCACCGCAACACTCACGGAACAGTATGCCGCCCTGGAAGCAGGCACCGCCTTTGTTGAACCAACCAGTGCCGACTACGCCCGTGTAGCGGTGTTGTCTAGCCTGGCCAATTGGTCAGGCACACAAGGTGCTGGCACAACAGTGGCCAGCACAGGCATCGATGGCACCATTGAAAACAACAATCCGATTACTTACCCAGACGCTGCAACAGCAGGCTACGGCAAGGTTGGCATGTTCGGTTTCTTTGATGCGGCCACAGGCGGCAACCTGTTTAGAAAAGCATTCATGAATTCGCCGGTTGAAATCGGCCTGGGCGCTGCCAACATCTCATTTACCAACAACCAACTGACCAACCAAGAAGACAACTAAACAACAAGGCCCCGAAACAACGGGGCTTCTTTTTTTGCCCATATAAAAACAATCACAGGGCGCGTGATTGAGGGCTGTGTAATGGAATTGTGGAAACCAAAAAACTGTAACTGCCTTTGGTGGGCGCTGGTTATGCGCTGGCGTTATGGCGGCTCGATTGATCCTAGTGGCTCACATTTCGGATGGTGGACGCACTTTTATTGGATCTCTAACGATGGACGGCGGTTTGAATTTGCACCACCAAAACATGTGGCGGGCATGAAACGACCACCATTGCGTTTTCGTGGTCGACCTCAAGAGCTGTTGTCTGAAACGGTCATTAGAAAAGTGCGTGTTAATGGCCGGGTGAAGACAGAAACAATTCAGAAGTAAAACTGAAACTAATTAGGTGGTGCATGGCTTGGTATAATTCATCGTGGCTGAATCGTAAAAAAATTACGTTTGACAGCACGAAGGTTCCAGCGGATAAAGCTGACTTCCAGTGCTATGTGAATCTGATTGATTCTGACATTCAGGTCGGAATGTCGATAGACGGTGATGATGTTCTATTTACCAGTTCAGACGGCACAACTAAATTATCTCATGATCTAGTAGATCGTCATATGATCGGCGTGGGTTGCTGGACGTGGTTCTCACGCCCACGGGCGGTGTACCACAATGGTACGCATGAAAAAACGTATACAGGTCAGGTTAATC